TTCAATGTCAATGTCTTGGCCTTGTAGCTCCTCCGGTGCGGGTGGAAGGAGCCCAGACCGAAGGAGCAGTGCAAAGGATCGAGAGATTAGCGGTTGGAGCAACTCGGCCTGGAGTCTACCGAGTACCGGCCCAAGTAACCGCATCTTCTCTTCATTCCTCTGCAACACCTCTGTTGCAGTCATGGCAGGGCCATTAGACATCAACAGCTGATCGACATAGAACGCCTGACGAATTGCATTGCGGCGCTGCTCTTCCATGTTTAAGCCAAGAGGATTGTTTGCACCAATCTGCAATGGCTCAAGCCGGTCGCGTGTGCCAGAGCGGTAGAAGTTTAGAGCCCCAGGTGTTGTACGCACCGGCAGCATAAACCCATCGTCGGGAACCATGAGAGGCGGATCAATCTGTTTCTGAGCAGCACGGATAGTGGTCTCAGACATCTTATTAAGCATCTTGGTATCAGGCAGCGCGTTCATTGCAGGGCTGCGGCCATACGTTGAAACGCTATCTTTTACAAAACGAGTAACCATAAACGGGAATTCATCAAACCCGCTTTCGGAAAGAAGCTGTCTAGTGTCTGCCGTATAGTAAATAGAAGCTATAGGCTTGTTCTTTTTGGCCCGGCCCTTGGCTTCCAACCGTGGATATGCCGCGTGAACAATAGAATGTTCCTTGTAAGGGTCTTTCTCTAGATCTTTCTTAACCTCAACCGGGCAGTTTTCTTCACCAAACTGCATAGCAATGGCCCGCGCAGTCAGTTTAAACTTGCGGTAAACCGTATCAACCCGGCCCTCTGAGTTCTCAGAAATGCAAATTTCAGCAATATGACGCGAAGAAAAACGCAAACCATCGTCTGCGCCCTCGACATAAAACGCAGCTGTACCAAAAACAACGAGATCATAATACAATTCGTGGATCTCTTGCTGAAAATTAGAGCGATGAAAAGCCTGGTACATTTGATCTATAGAGGTTTCTAACCATTCGTTTGCCGCGTCACTCTGTTGGAGCATGGGGTCACGGAAACGCATAGAAAACCAAGGTGTGCTAGGGCTGGTCAACATGCCATGCAAGCTAGACGCAAGCAACTCAACAGCATGAACAGCTGTACCATCGTACAAAAGCTCTGTTCGCTTGTCTCCCTGTGTGCGCTTCTTGGTAATATCAGCCTTACGAGGCAGCATATAGTCTGCCAACTCTTGCCAATGGCTTTCCCATTGGGATCGCTGTGACTGCAATGTTTTATATCTGCGGTCTAACTGCGTTATCATCGGCAATACTTCAGCCATTACTATGCCATCCCATAACTATTCATTAAACTTTTGCGCTTCTTAGACTTGTTGCCGCCCTCAGTGCGACCAGCCATGCGCTGATTTAGGCGCTCGATCGGATCAACAGAGGCAGCTTTATTCATCTTTGCAGGCTGAGAGGCGCGCTTGCCCATCTGCCCAGCAATGTTTTTTGGCTTACGGTTCATCATGCGATCAATCCCTGACCTACAAGGCCACGCCGCCTACGCAGCATTGAAGTGCCCGTTTCACCAAGAAGACCCGACACTGTGTCCTGAATACCCTGGGCGCTTGTTAGTATAGTGGAGCGGCGACCTCTTTCATAGAAACTAATAGCCTCCGTTTCAGCCGGTCCTTGTGACTGAGTTGTGGCAACAACAGCTTCAGCAACACCACCGCCAGCCGTTCCCGCGCTGGTAGAAGTCTTACCCCCGGTCAGAACGCCACCAGATGTTGTTGTACCAGGAGTAACGTCAACAGTAGCCTCGCCGGTTTTAGTGTCCACTGCCTCAATAACGCCAGTCGAACCAGTCCCCGTTGTAACTGTAGTGCCAACAACTTCCTCAGCAACGATCTCTTCTTCTTTAGTCGTGTCTGCTGTTTCGAGTACGGTCTCTTGCACTTCAACAACATCATTGATTGTTGTATCCGCGCCGCCAGTAGCACCGCTAGTGTCTACAACCGTAGTATCTGTAGCAGCAGTATCAACAGCAGGAACATCCGGCACAGCCAGGGCTTGAGGCTGGGATTGGTTCATCAAAGAATTGGTAACAACTGCGGTTGTAACTCCAGCAACCGCAGCGGTAGCGACACTAGCACCCGCAACTGTAGCTACTGCCGCCGCACCAGCACCCGCTAGAATTGGAATAAGTATAGCCATGTTCTATCTCCTACGCCGCAAATGGATCGTAATCCATCAAAGCTTGCCACTGAGGCGCTCTAGTGTCGCCCCTACTCTCTCTAAGACCAACAGCCAGATACCGAAAAGCATCTGCGCAGTGGCTCGACCAATCGTGAACAGGTGACGCCCTAAACGTCCTAGACCGCTCGTTATACGCTCTATGGTACTGGCGCAACGCCTCCAAAGCATGTTTGCACTTCTCACGATCAAACCATACACGGGGAATAAGAAGTTTAGCCGCATGAAGTCCATCCTCCACCGGCAGCTTTGGCACTACTCTGAAATTCAAACCAAGATCCCAAGCCACTTCTCTTCTACTCTTACCAGATCCCAACTCCCTCACCTCGATGTCGTGAGGCGCATTGTGATCGCCATACAGATAACGCTTTGTGCTAAGAACCTTGCAATAATGCGGCAGTCCCTCGCCCCTCGCTTCATAGTAATCTATCACATGTATAGCACGACCAACAGTCTGTGTGAAGAAAATTGCTGTAGAGTCTCCAACGCCAAGATCCCACCAGGTGTCAACCTTCACAGAAGGATCATACGGAACATTGCAGATCCGCCCCTCCAACTGAGAAGCCTCAAGCTCCTTGCCAAAGATCGCACCAGGGACATTCGCGTTCCAGCTGCACTCAAATTCCTGAGCATACTGATCCGCGCTCATCATCTCCCGAGCAGCCGCTAACTCTTCATTATCTAAGATCCCAGTCTCACTAGCCTTGTACACAGCAGCTAACCAATCATCATTAGCAGCCGCCTGCTCATAATAATCAAAGAAAGCATTGTGACCCTTCGGGGTTCCAACGAAAATACAAAAGCCCTTATGATCCGAAAGAGCAGGACGCAAGATCTCTGGAAACACGCTCTCAGGCATGTCAGCAACCTCGTCCATCACGCAACCCATAAGATAAATACCACGAAGACTGTCAGGGTTCTCAGCACCCAACAGGCTGATCCTAGCACCGTTAGGCAGGTCACAACGCAATTCAGTCTCATGAAACTTAACGCCAGGGATCTTACCAGCAAACTGTTTTATATAATCCCACGCTACATTCTTCGCCTGACGATAGGTGGGTGCCATGTAGGCATACCGGGGGTTCGGCTTATCAGACATTAACGCATGGCGAAGAATATGGTTAATCGCCCAAACAGTTTTCCCAAACCGCCGGTGACAAACAACAACGCCCCAACGCTTCTCCTGCATCTCATCGTGCAATGCCAGCTGCAATGGCCTCGGCTGATAAGGGATCTCAATGTGCATCAGTGCCTAACCTCCGGCTCAGGGAAATCAACTATCTCAAGCTTCTCAAGGATCTGCTCGTAAATGTCTATAAGCAACACAGCACTCTCAAGCCGTGAGGCCTCCGTAGAGCCGCCTACAACGCCCTCTCGTAGCACGTTGATATGAGACATGAGGGCTAGGCTGTCGCTGTTCATACAGGGCTCTCAGAGTGTGTGAGGGTACTATATGGGCAGGTATTATATATAGGTAGAAAGTGCGGGCGGTTTTGGGGGAGGGTGGGGGGTCGGCATTGCCAGAATTTAACATAATACTGCTGGACCAGGGCCGCGCCAGGCAGATCCTGCAATAATTTAACATAATGCACATTATGCGTCTTAGCTGTTCCGCTTGATGCGTTGATCGGGCTGCTCGCGCGCGTAGCTCGGACACGCAGGATGTAAGGTCGATCGTTCTTCACCCCGTTCCTCAATGCTTCACCACTTCCTTCTCGCCTGCCTTCATCGCCTGATCTGCTGGTGATACTTCCAGGTCGTTACCTGCCCAGCTGATTGTGAAGCCTGCGTTTTGTGGCTGGTCTTCTTTCTTGTCTCGTATGCCGAATGGCTGGTTTCGTGCGCTTGTCCACTTGAGCGTGTCTATCTCTAAGCGTCTGCGTTGGACTTCTGCATTGAGTTGTCTTGGGTCTACGTTCTCAGGTAGCGGCGACATTGCTAGACCGTTTAGCTTGTCTGCATAGTATTCAGCCTGGAGTATTCTGCCTTTGCGGTACATCTCCCACATTTCGTCGCTATCCTGCACTGATCGCGTGATTGTGCGATAGGATGGCAGGCTCTCGTCCTTGGCTATTTCTACCAGGGTCTCGCCTTCTGCCAGTCGATCGCAGATCTTCTGCATGACTTGGACTGTGACTTTCTTTGCTGGCATTTTTGCTTCCTAGTAAAAGCGCCCCGCCCGAAGGCGGGGCCAGTTGAGGTAACTCGCACAGGTGGAGCAAGTGCAGCTATGTTAGCCCAGGTAGGTCACTTAATCAAGCTTGGCTGCATTGTTAGGCCGAAGGCCGTAATTTTTTTTGCCTCTACCTATTGACAGCATCTGTCAAGGTCATTATATGGGTCTTGTAAGAGGTAACAAAACAAGGAGATTGGGATGGCTAAGATACAAAAAGATGCTGCTATGTTTGATTTGTTCGACAACGGCAGCAACAGCCAGGCTGGTGAGCGTCAGACTGACATCGAGGATATTATCTTCGAGAAAAGCTTGTTGGCTTTGGTTCAGTCTGGTGACGAGGCTGGTCAGCAAGCCTGGAGCGATGCGGCCAAGGCCGGTCAAGTAATGCGGATTTGTTAGGAGGAAAGAACATGGAAAAGCAGATACAAGAATTGATAGACATTATCAAAGCTGATTACGCAGGCTGGGGAATGTGGACTGACGATAGCATCAAGGAAAAGATGATCGACAGCTTCAACAGCGGCATAGGTTACAAGGCTGGCAAGAAATACATCAAGATCATGAAGGACAACGGCGGCACTCCAATGGCTACTGTTTGGGGCTTCATCGTTAATGTTGATGATGATCCCAAGTTTAAAAAAGGCGACATCCTTTACCCTGCTAGTTGGGCAGCGCCAACACGGAACCGGGCGCGGGGCAACATCATCGAGGGTAACTTCAAGGGAGTTACATGGACCGGCCCAGCCTACTTGATTTGATTTTGCAGTGCAGCCTTCGGGCTGCATCACTAAGTCAAAAGGAGAAACGAAGTTGGAAGCTAATCAAAACAAAGCCAAGAAGTTTTGTCCTGGCAAATATGGGTACGCCCAATGGATCATCGAGTATTTCCCAGAAGAGCAGATCTGGTTGATGTTCCCTCCTGGTCAGAACGGCGCTACCGATGCAGCGCAGACCTTGAAGGGCGCGAAGGCAATGATCGACCAATGGGAGTTTACCGGCTGGTTTCCTGCCAGTGCTACTCACGTCAAAATAGGTCAAGACCAGATCTTCAAGGTATAACGCCATGCAGTATGAATTAACAAAGTTCGACAACCAATACGGCGTCAAGGTCTTCAAGTGGGACTTTGACAGCGTGGAAGATCTGGAAGAGTTCTTTATCCAGAAGCTAATCGGCAGCCCAGGCATGGCAGGTAAAGCCACCAAGGCGATCGGCAAAGTTCTTTTAATGTGGGAGAAGTAAAATGAAAGAGATCATCGGAGACATCATCGGCGTGTTGTGCCTGTTCGGAATTGGCTACGGCTTGCTGTTCATTCCGTTCCTGTTCCAATAATAACCCCATAACATGCCTGAGAACCACGGAGAGAGCCGCTAGATGCTGCTCTCTCTTTTTTATGACCCGACATAGCCTAACGAGGTTCCCGTGCTTCTATGCGGCTAATTAAGCGATCAAGGTAAAACCTGCACTTTCGCAGATCCTCGACGCCGTTCTTGTTATGCCAGCGCCAAAGGTACTTGAACGCCGTTTGCCAGCAATGAGCATCATGGAAGTCGATCGGCAGATCAAACTCAACGCTCTCGACCATCGCGGCCATTGCGTCGATGCACTCAATCGAAGAGTCGGCGTAGTGCCTGGGGTGGTCAACGGGATCAAACTTCAGGTTCATAATATTCCTCGATCTTCTGGCTGAACTGAGCCTGCTCCATTGGTGGTAATTGGTCCAGGTGCTTTACAGCCTCAAGAAAGTTTTGATGGCTTAACTTTTTGCGCAGCAGTCTAATAACTTTTTGCATACGAAACGCCAAAGGATCGGCCCGCGCAGCCTTTCCAGCTGCTTTGTACTGCGGCGACATTTTTGTGAGCATCCGCTTTATAGCTATAACATTATAGTTATTTATAGAGTTATTTACTGCTGTGTTGTTATTAACTTCACTGTTATTAACTTTATAGTTATTAACTATACTGTTATTTCGCCCTGGCGGGCTCTCGTTAGAGT